CTGATCCAGTTGCAGTTGAAATATCTAGGGAACAAATTAGAGTTAAGTATGACGAAGTACAAACAAAGATTGACGAAGCCATTGACATAGAGACACTTAAAACTGCTGTGGAAGGTACAGAATGAGTAAGATTTCCTTAACACCAAACGCTTCGGGTACAGGCATCTTCACAGTTGCTTCACCTAACTCTAGTACCGATAGGACTCTGACGTTACCTGATGAGACAGGGACTGTTCTTACTGATGCTTCTGATATTGATTCTAGTCAAGTAACGGGCGGTGTAGGTAAAGTTATTCAAGTGGTTAACTTTCAGACTGGTGCGGTAGCTACAGGGACAACGACTGTACCTCTAGATGACACTATTCCCCAGAGTGGTGAAGGCACTGAGTTTATGTCTTTAGAAATTACACCTACAAGTACTGACAACGTCTTGATAATTGACATTAATGTTTTCGGGAGTAGAAGTGGATCAACTACAAGTATCTACTCATTATTTCAAGATGTGGTTTCGGATGCCCTTGCTTCTGTAACTGCTGCTTCGGCTACTAACGTGACTACGGTTACTAGTTTTAGGCATAAGATGACAGCACCTTCCACTGGCGCTCACACATTCAAAGTAAGGGTTGGTAATTCTACCGCAGTGACGTTTAATTTTAATGGTAATAACGGAGGGAGATTGCTTGGTGGCGTTGCAGCATCCTCAATAACAATCACGGAGATAGCAGTATGAACCATGATGCGGTATATGCATTATATACATCAGTTGTTACTATTAATAATAGTGGTGCTTTTGACGCTAATGGTAACTTAGTAGTGATAGACCACGAATTAGTAGATTCATGGATTAATCCTATGGCTTACGCAGAACTACGCAGAACTAAGTACAATCTACTCAACCAAGATGAGATGCGTTTTGATGACTTAGTTAACTCAACAACCACATGGCAAGACGCTATTGTTGCTATAAAACTGGAGTATCCTAAATAATGTCTACACTAGCAGTCGGAGCAATCACTGATGAATCTGGTGGTGAAACAGTAACAATAAATACCTACACACCTACAGCCAGTAACATGGCAGGTCGAAACCTCTTATTTAACGCAGACTTCAGAATCAATCAGCGAGTTTACGTCTCAGCAGCAACGCTTGCGTCAGGAGATTATGGTCATGATCGCTTTAAAGCAGGTACGGCAGGAGGTGATTATTCGTTTACTCAGCTTAACTCTAGCACGCAAGTAACGATTGCTTCAGGTAAGAGCTTGATTCAAGCGTTGAAGATAAAAACGTGGTCGGAGGCAGTTACGTATTATCTTGGACAGGTACAGCCGAAGGCCGTGTAGGGGTTGATTCTGCAACACCAGCAGGGGCATTTGCTGTTAGTCCTATTCTAATTACGGGACAGACTGCAGGTACAACCATGAGCGTTGAGTTTGACGAAGGTACTTTAGGAACTATACAACTAGAAGAAGGCTCAGCAGCCACACCTTTTGAGCATAGAAGTTACGGTACTGAGTTGGCGTTGTGTCAGAGATACTTACCAGCTTTTAACGGGACGGGTTACATAGGGCAGGGATTTGCTTACTCAACAACACAGTGGGTGTGTATGATGCCTTCTATTGTTACTCCTCGTACAACGCCAACAGGTTTAACTGTTTCGTCAAGCGCACATTTTAACTTTAGTAATGGTTCATTAGGTGAAGTCGTCTGTTCCACCATTACACTGGCTACGCCTCAAGGAGAAGCGTCATTATTTATTGGAGGGACGGTTGCATCTGGACTAACAGCAGGTCAAAGTGGAATGCTGCGTTCATTGTCGGGTGGTCAACTATTATTTACAGGATGTGAATTATGATAACACCTACATGGAAACTATTACCCATCTTATCTGAACATCAAACACAAGTTGTGTGGCGTAAGTGGGAAAATGGTAGAGAAGATTCTTGTTTAATAGATTCAATAGATTACATTCAGTGGCTCTTAGATGGAAACACACCTGAGCCAGCAGACATACCTGAGCCACCTACCTATGCAGAACTAAGAGCAGCAGCCTATCCACCAGTAACTGACTACCTAGACGCTATCGTTAAAGGTGACACAGTACAGGCACAGACTTACATTGATGCGTGTCTGGCAGTTAAAGCGGAGTATCCTAAATGAAACGTAACTTATTTAACGAGTTGAGAGAAGGATTCGCAGCACTTACCGAGAGGAAACTAAAATGACCACCTGGGACGTTGTACAACTAGATAGCAAGACATTTGTAACAAACGTACACTGGACATGCTCAGACACTGATGGTGAGTTCAGTAGCCATGCTGAGGATGTAGTAGCCTCTCAGATTGCATTCGCTAAAGAACCTGTAACACCTTGGTAACAATAGATGGCTCGATTAAAACTAGAAACCACACGCCCGCTACCTAAACGCAGTAAGTTAAGTAGACGTAAAAAGAAAATCAGGATCGCTAAGAAACGATCTAACTTGAGGTAAAGCATGGACAACAACAACGACAAGCAGTTAGGTAGACTCGAAGCTCAGGTAGAATCCCTACAGCGTCAGATGGAGCAGTTAAGCATAGACGTTAGATGTCTGTCTAGTCTGATGTCTAAGTGGAAGGGTGCAGGTGTATTACTGCTGATACTGGGTGCTTCCTTCGGATGGCTTGTTGATCTTATCATTAAGAGATGAGCATAAAGTCCTTGACATTACTATCAGTCTGTGGTATAATGCTTCTTCAAGGTTGTAGTGCTTTAGGTCTTGTAAAGGCAGTTCTACCAGGTAACTCAGGTACTAATGTTAATGCTAATGCTCAAGTAGGAAAAGAGAACACACAACAAGTAGTTGCTAATCAGCAGAACACCAAGATCGAAGGTGAGAATGTTAATGTAAGTCAGAAGGAAACTGACACCAGCATTAATACATCAAAGGTAGACAGTCTAGTGCAGAATAACACTAACGTACCCATGTGGTATTTATTGTTATTGGTTCTAGGGTGGTTACTGCCCAGCCCACAAGAGATATGGGCAGGCTTTGTCAACTCAATAGAGAGATTAATTCATGGCAAGAAACGTAACAGCCGTAAAAACAAGAACAAACGATAGCGCAAAGGTTGATATGTATACTGTACCAGCAAAGAATACTGCTGAGATACACATGATTTATATCTTAGCCAGTGCTGGTAACGAAGATGCTGACTTGTATTGGTACGACAGTGCTACAACAACAGAGTACCCCCTAGCTCACGCTAAAACATTACAGTCTACTAACGGTGAGTATTTATTGCTAAATAACTTACAGATAGATTTAAAAGAAAACGACATACTCAGAGTAAAGAATAGTGGCACAAGCAGCACCATAACTTACATGGTCAGCATGAATTTAGCACCTTCAATCACAACACAATTCCATAACTAAGGAGATAACAATGTACGGATACGGTAAAAAGAAGAAAGCACCTGCACCTCGACCAAAACCTAAGCCTAAGAAGTAATGGCTAAGGGTGTAAAGCATTACTTAAAAGAAGGAAAAACTTGGTCAGGTAACTACCACAAAATGCCTGACGGTAAGTTACATACTAACAAGTCACATACAGCGACCAGTAAACCTTTGTATCATTACGGTGATCTTTCAGCTACTGCGAAGAAGAAAGCTAGAGGATAAGAATGAATTATTTAGAAGTTGTCAACAATGTATTAGTAAGACTGAGAGAGGCTGAAATAACTGCTCCGACAGATACGCCTTACTCTAAACTAATCAGCACCTTTGTTAATGATGCTAAGAGACTGGTAGAAGATTCTTTTCAGTGGAACGTATTGACAGAAACACTAACAGTCACTACCTCTAATGATCTCTTTAACTACGTCCTTACAGGGGCGGGTCAACGCTTTAGGGTGATGGATGTTATTCACGCTGAAGAAGACTACTTCTTAAACCCTAAGACCTCTAGTCAGATGAACTCGTTTCTATTGAACAACAACCCACAAAGAGGTAGCCCAACCTTCTATAACTTCAATGGTGTAGACGTTAATGGGGACACACAGGTTGATTTATTTCCTATCCCTAATGGAATACAGAACATTTACTTTAACTTATACAAACCACAACCTGCACTAACAGATGCTTCAACTACCTTACTGGTTCCTAGTGAGCCTGTACTCAAATATGCCTATGCAATGGCTGTAGCAGAGCGTGGTGAAGATGGTGGTATATCATCACAAGAAGCCAGCGCACTAGCAGATATGTCTTTATCAGATCATATTGCTATGGCAGAGAGCAGACAGAACGATCAATACATCTGGGCAGCAGTATAATGTCAGGTCAACTACAGTCTTCTTCGATATCAGCACCAGGCTTTCTTGGCGTTAACACCCAAGAGAGCAGCGTTGATCTTTCATCTGGCTACGCACTAGAAGCCTACAACTGTGTGATTGATAAGTTTGGTAGGATTGGAGCCAGGCGTGGATGGACTAAAGTAAACAGTGCTTTAAATACTGACTTAGCTTCTAACAAAGTAGAGTTCTTGTACAACCTTCCTAACCCTGATGTTACATTCGCAGGTGGTAACAATAAATTATTCACACGAGCAGGTGGTTCTGCTACCTTAGTTACTGCTGTTGACGGTACAGTAGCTGACGCAGCAGGCACAGGTACAACTGCTTACACTATTACAGCTAACGAATGGATGGGTGCTAGTATTGTATTTGGTGAAGGACCAACTGCTAAACCTCATGCTTACTTAGCACAAGCTGGACACCTCCCTTTAGTCTATCATCAGCTTGGAGCAGATCATGCACATACAGGTGCTTATGGTTTCAATTTACTCAGTGACGCTGGCACAGTACCTACCACTTACGCTTCTCCTGCTGATTTTAAGCCTAACATAGTTATAGGTGCTTACGGTAGAACATGGTGGGCTGACATTGCTAACGATAAACAACACTATATTTCAGTGCTTTACTCGATGGTACTAACTTAGCAACAGGTGACTCAGGTTACTTGTCATTGGTTGATGTCTTTCCTAACGGAGATGAGATAGTAGGTATTGCACCGCACAACGGTTTCTTAATTATATTTGGTAAAAGAAACATTGCTATCTACGCTAATCCTATTGATGTAACTACACTGGTATTGTCTGATTTAGTTGCTAACATCGGTTGTATTGCTAGAGACAGTATTGTCAACACAGGTACAGACGTTATGTTCTTGTCTGAGTCTGGTGTAAGAAGTCTGTCACGAGTTATCCAAGAAAAGTCAGCACCTATCAATGATGTATCGTTTAATGTTAGGGATGAGCTAGTAGCTTTTGTAGAGTCAGAAACCAACAGAGAAAAGATTAAAGCTACCTACTATCCTAAAGATGCTTTCTATCTGTTAACTTTACCTACTTCTAAATATGTATATTGTTTTGATCTAAGAGGCAGACTAGAGAATGGAGCAGCACGGGTAACCATCTGGGATGGTATTGAACCTGCAGCATTACACGTTACCTACACAGGTGATTTGTTTGTAGGTAAAGAAGGTTACATAGGTAAGTACTTTGGATTTACAGACAACGCAGCTACATACAGACTCAGGTACTACACAAACTTCTTTGACTTAGGTGCGCCTACTTCATTAAAGTTTCTAAAGAAAGCTAACTTTGTAGTTGTAGGTGGGGTAGGTCAGGACGTAGCTTTAAAGTATGGCTTTGATTATGTCCAATCGTATCGTTCAATAACTAAAAAACTAAGAACAGGCTCAATTGTTATTTCTGAGTTTAATACAAACAAGTATGGTGTCAGTGGTTCAGCAGTAGTAGGCAGTCAATCATTCAGTAACAGCACACCTACGACTAATACACTTACAGCACCTGATGGAACAACACACTATCAGGTTCCTTTTAAATCTGTAGAAGACGTTACAGGTGGTTATGATTTGTCTGAAGCTGTTAGATTAGATGCTAATGGTTTTTATTACATTCCTGATAATGCTAATCCAGCTGACGCTACCATTTATTTAAGAAGTGCAGACGCTTTATCTGAATACTCTAGTGGTTTAGTGTTAGAAGAAGTTCAATCAAACTTAGGTGGATCAGGTTCTATTATTCAATTAGGCTTTGAAGCAGACATAAACGCTGCACCACTGTCGATACAAAAGATAGATATTTATGTTAAAGCAGGTAAAACAATTTAAGGACAAGTATGAGTAACTATACAAAAGCAACAAACTTTACATTAAAAGACGGATTAGTTACAGGTGATGTAAATAAGATTATTAAAGGCTCAGAGCTTGATGCAGAGTATGTTTCTATTTCAAATGCTATTTCATCTAAAGCTGATCTTAATGCTCCTACATTCACAGGGACACCTTCAGCACCCACCGCCGCTGGAGGTACAACAAGCACGCAGATTGCTACAACATCTTTTGTCCAGGCAGCTTTAGCAGGTGCATATCCTGTAGGTTCTATTTACATGAATGCTACAGTAGCTACAAACCCTGCAACACTCTTAGGGTTTGGTACTTGGACAGCGTTTGGAGCAGGTCGTATACCGTTAGCTGATGGTGGTGGCTTTACTGCAGGTGCAACAGGTGGTACTGCTGACGCAGTGAATGTAAGTCATACCCATACAGCAACCACCACATCGACAGACGCAGGACACACCCATGTCGTTCCTGACGTAGCCACAGCTACTGCAGGAAGTTCTGTAACAATCGGGACTGGAAGAGCAATAGAAAGTAAAACATCTGCCTCAGGAACAGCAATTATAACATCAGCAACAACAGTAGCCAGTGCAGGTGTTTCAGCAACTAACGCAAACTTACAACCGTACATCGTAGTTTATATGTGGCAACGTACTGTTTAATTTAAAGAGGGTAGAGAAATGGGATTGTTTTCTAAGATAGCAAAAGTAGCAGGACCAGCTATGCAGGTAGCAGGGATGGCAACAGGAAACCAGATGCTGTCGATGGCAGGTAGTGCTATAGGTCAGTATGGGGCAAGCAAGCAACTTGCTCAACAAGCCGGGGAAACAGCCCAACAGTACGCTGCTCGTATGGCTCAGGCTGGTCAGCAAGGATTCTTCAGACCTGTTGATGTTAAGACACTCTACGGACAGTCTAACTTTGAGGTTGATCCTACCACAGGGCAATTAAAGTCTGCTGGGTACACTGCCTCTGATGCTGTTCAAGCAGACCAAGCTAGATTTGGTAACTTGATGCAGACAGGTTTAACCACTGCTGAACAAGCTGTTCCTTTTGCTCAACAGTATAGCGCACCTGCACAAGGTCTGTTTAACCTGGGTCAGGATTATTTAGCTGATACTCCAGAACAAGCAAGACAGAATTATATGCAACAACAGATGGCTGCATTACGTCCTTATGATATTGAGGAAGAGCAGAGATTACTTGCTATGGGCTTTGGTAGAGGAACCACTGGTTTGAGTGTTGGTGCTGGTGGTAACCCAATGCTGAAGGCTCTACAAGAAAGTAGAAACAGGCGTGGCTTGCAGTTAGCAGCAGGAGCTGAAGACGCTGCACAACAACAGATAAACTTTGGTACATCACAACTAAGTAAGGCTGCTGGGTTGATGGGTACTGGTTATAACACGATGACAGGAGCTTTGTCACCGTATCAGAACTACTTGAATCAGCAATCAGGACTAGAAGACTTAGCTAAACAACCATTCCAGATGGGCCTTGACGCAGGTGCTACCGCCATGACAGGACAACAGTATGGTGCTAATGCGTTACAGGACTCAGCGTTAAACCAAGCTAAAGTTAGTATGGGACAAGCACAGAACAAGTATGACGCCACTACTGGTTTGCTTAACAATAAAGAATTAATGGGTGATGTAGGTGGTCTTGTTCAAAAAGGCATTGGTAAGATAGGTGGTCTTTTTAGTGGGTTCGGTGGTGGTCCAGCACCTATGACTTCAAACATGGGAATGGGTATGTCAGACCCTTCTAAGTTTCAATTTGGACAGAAAGCATACTAAAGGATAATTAATTATGGCAATTGCAGATATATTTGGTCCTACTCCTGAAGAGCTAGAGTATCAAAGAGGACAGGAACGAGAGAACAGGGCAAGACAAGAATACTTAGCCAAGCTACCTAACTATGGTTCAGAGCTAGGTATGTACGCAGGAGTGGCTAGGGCTGGTCTTGAGACAGGTGAGAAACTTAGAGGTCTTAGATTGTTTGGTGAGTCACCTTCTCCTGAGATGGAAAGAGCCTCTGTAATGAAGCAGATACTTAAAACGTATCAAGGTCAAGACATGAGTAACCCTGATGTACTGGCTAAGATGTCTCAAGAGTTGGGACAATCAGGCTACCCTAGAGAGGCTATGCAGTTGATGGATCAAGCTAAAGCTACTGTTGCAACTAGAATGAAAGCTGAGCAGGCAGCTGAACAGGCTAAGTTTGATAGAAGTAAAGAAGTGCTTGGCATGGAGAAGACGCAAGCAGATATAGATAAGATAAGAAAAGACGCAGAAAAGGAAGGTAAAGGAGATAAACTTACTAAACCTATATTTGAAGATTTAGAAGAAAAAGGAAACCAAGCAAACGAAACTACAGACTTGTTTACTACTTTTGAAGAGAATTTTGGTGGTTATGCTTTTGATGTTGTTGGTGACTGGGCTGTAATGGCAGCTAAAAAGTTTCCCACAACTGAAGAGCAAAAAAGACTTGGTGATTGGTGGATGAGATACCAAAAGCAAGTTAATGCGGTAAGAAATAAATTATTTGGGTCTGCATTGACTCAGACAGAAAAAGAGGAATTCTTAAAAGCTATGGTTACTCCTGGCATGGATGGAGAAACTATTAAAAGAAATCTAAAAAGACAAGCGGAAGCTGCTAGAAAAGCATACCAAAAATCCACAGCTAATTATAAAAAGCAAGGATGGAATACCGTAGGGTTTGACGAGTATTTAGTAGGTAGTAGTTTTGAAGGTGAGTCTACTAGTGCTGAAGAGTTTGAAATCATTAGCATCGAATAACAGGGAAACAACAAATGGCTAAATATTCAGTAAGACACAGCAGTGGGAAAGTCATAACATTTGAAGGACCAGCGGATGCTAAACCTGAAGAAATAAAACAAGCTGCTGCTAGGTTGTATCAAGAACAACAAGGACAACAACCAGAGCCAGATGAGACAGCTCAGGCTGAACCTGAAGTTGACTACGGTGAGATGAGAGCCGACCAGGTTTTGTCTCAGGCAGGACGTAACTTAGTACCCTCATCGGCAAGGTTAATTGGTGACTTGTTCCAAGCAGTGACCAGCCCAATAGATACTGTAACATCATTGAGCCAGGTTATAGGTGGAGGTCTTAGAAAAGGTCTGCGTAATCTCGGTGTTGATATGGATGGTAGACCGGACTCTGAGCAGATGTTTGATTCTGTTGTCGATGGAATGGCTGAGAAGTATGGTACTGCTGATGGTTTTAAAAAGGCGTTAGCCACAGACCCAGCAAGTGTACTGGCAGATGTATCTGTTCTTGTTACAGGAGGAGCGAGTGCTGTTGCTAAGACTGCCGTTGCTGGTAGTAGAACAGCCAATGTAGCAAAAGGCGTGTCAAATGTAGCAACTAAGTTAGACCCTGTAGCTCTTGTTGCACCTGTTATTGGGAAGGCAGTAACAAAGACTGTAGGAGTAGTAGCACCTGCGGTAGCTTCCTTCACATCTGGAGTAGGTAGAAAATCTATTGAAAAGGCATATGAGTCTGGAGTAGAGGGCGGATCAGCCTTGAAACAATTTAGAGACAACATGAAAGGTGCAGACCCACAGTTAATACTTGATGATGCTCTTGCTAACCTTGAGAAGTTAAGACAAAAGAAGAACGCTGATTACAATGCAGGAATGAAAGAGGTTTCTGCTTCTGGCTCAAAGGTGATGTATAACAGAATAGATTATGTTTTATCTAAGATAACAAGAGAGGCTAATAAATTATCAGATGGTTCGATGGACACTATCAACGCCTTGTTAGACAAAGTAAAACAATCTAAAGAAATGGGATACAACACAGTAATGCAGATGGACCAGCTTAAACAAGCAATTAAGGAAATAGGGGACGCATCCAGCACTAACGGTGGAAAGGTGTTTGCTGAAGAAGTAAGGAAGTCAGTAGTTAAAGCTATTGAGGATGTTGCACCTGATTACTCAAAAGTCATGGAGAGTTATGGCAAAGCTGCTGAGCAGATGAAGGAACTGAAGAAGACTCTTAGTGTTGAGTCAGGAGGGAAAACAAACCCAGACACAGCACTGAGAAAGTTACTGTCTATCATGAGAGATAATGTTCAGACTAACTATGGTAGGAGAGTTACGCTTGCTGAAGAACTAGAAAGCATCGGTGGTAATAAATTTATAAACAAGATAGCAGGTCAAGACATGGCATCACTAACTCCTAAAGGAATGCTAGGAAGAATATTAGGTGGTGGTGCTGTTGGTTATGGTGCAGCTACTGGAGGTCTTGGAGGGTTGCTTACTCCTGGTGCTATACCAGCTTTGGCATTAGCTTCTCCTAGAGTTGTTGGAGAGACAGCACAGTTAGCAGGACAGGCAAGCCGTGTCGCTAGAAAAGCAGCGCAGGTAGTTCCGTCAGGAACCTTTAGTCAGATAACAGCAGCTCAGAGAATAACAGAAATGGCAGAGGAAGAACAATAATGGCTAACGCATTCGATGACTTATTAGGTAATCTTGTTAATAGATTAAAAGGTATTGGTGTAGGTTCTGGAACAGCAGCAGAGAACAGAGCCAAGATTGATTATCAAACAGCAAGTAACAGAGCAGCTCAAGCTGGTCAAGCTACTCCTAGTGAGTATGCTTACTATTATGGTAGTGGTGCAGACCCTTCTGTAGGATATAGTAATAATTACAACACTCCTAATAACCAATCATTTACCAGTGGTGGAGGGT